GCTCAATTTTGGATGAATATGGGAAATAAAGTTCAAAATTCTTTCAAAAATAAAGTTGTATTAACTGCTATTATGACAGCTATAGTTGCCACACTAACAGTATATAAAATAACAAATCCTAAAAATTCACTAGGTATTCAAGGTGATGTTTCTGAAAGTATAGGCCAGCGGCCCAAAGAAGAAGAAAATGGTAGAGAAAATGTTTGGTATAATAATAATTTCGAATTATCAAGTGCTAATTTTACAAGAGAAAGTGCATCATCTAAAAGTTGTACATTTGAAGAGTTTTGTAAAAAGATTAGTAATAATGTCATTTTTGTTGCAACTCATATTTCGGATGAGAAAGCTGTCACAGGCAAATTGCTAGGTTTAGGAGGACATATTTACTTGACAAATAATCACAGTATACCAGATTGTAAATCATCAAAAACTTGCACTTTGATTTCTTCGAGTAAATTAGGTTTAAACAGTAATACTAGTATAATACTCTCTGAGGATGATATATATAGAATACCAGAAAAAGATGTAGCTTTTATATTCATTCGTGAGTTACCACCTAAAAAGAAAATAACACAATATTTTATGACGGAAACAAGTGCTGGAGTATTCAATGGTAAATACATGTCTAAATCTTCAAAAGGTGAAGATATAGAATATATACTCTCAAACATTCAATTGCAGAAAAAGACAAAATTTAAATGTTTAGAAAATAATATTGATTGTTCTATAACTTTATGGAAAGCTTATAGCAATAAACCTACACTTTATGGTGATTGTGGATCTCCAATGATAGTTAAGAGTGATTTTGGTTATAGTATATTAGGAATACATATGCTTTTTGACACAACACAAGAAAATCATGTTTTTGCAAATGCAATAGATGGAAAATTCATAAATACTGTTTATAAAACATTATCTAGTCTTAATACACAAGCTGGAGATTTTGATATGATTAGCTCAGACAGTGTAAAGAGACCAGTAGTGGATCTTCATAAAAAATCTGTATTTAGATATATGAATGAAGGTACAATAGATGTTTACGGTTCTTTTACAGATTTTAGAGGTAAAAGTAAATCTAAAGTTGTAGATACACCTATGAGTAAAGTTTTACCTAAAGATTATAAGAAGAAATACACTGCACCTGAAATGTCGACATATGAACCATGGAGAATAGCTGCAATGGATTTAGTAAAACCCATTAGATTGGATACTCATATATTAAATAAGTGTACTAAAGGATATATAAGTAATGTTATTACAAGAATGAATCCGGAAAATATTACTATGTTGATGGTACTAGATGATTTTACTGCTATTAATGGTGCTATGGTTTCATACATAGATAAAATTAATAGAAATACCAGTGCAGGTAATCCTTGGAAGAAATCAAAAAAATATTTTTTAGAATCAATACCTCCTGAACATGGGATGCTCGATCCAGTTAAAATTTCATCAGAGGAAATGAATAACAGGATTGATAAAATTATTCTTACGTATTTGGAAGGAAAACGCTGTAACCCCAATTTTTGTGCACATCTTAAGGATGAACCTGTAACTTTTAAAAAAGCAAAAATGAAGAAGACAAGAGTATTTACTGGGGCACCATTTGATTGGTGTGTGGTAGTCAGAAAATATTTATTATCTTTTTGTAGATTGTTGCAGAATGAAAGGTTTGCTTTTGAAGCAGCACCTGGTACTATAGCACAATCTTTGGAATGGCAAGAATTATATACTGAAATTACCAAATTTGGAAAAGATAGAATAGTAGCTGGAGACTACAAAGCATATGATAAAAGAATGAGTCCCAAAGAAATTCTATCTGCGTTTGATGTAATTATATATTTTTGTAAATTATCAAAAAATTATACAGATGATGATATCAAAGTGATAAGAGGTATAGCTGAAGATACAGCATTTGCTATAGTGGATTTTAATGGTGATTTGGTTCAAATGTTTGGCTCAAATCCATCAGGTAATCCTTTAACTGTAATTCTAAACAGTATAGTCAATAGTTTACGTATGAGATATATCTATATCCTACTTAATCCAGAAAGTAAAGTTGATGATTTTATTGATAATGTAGCTCTTATGACATATGGTGATGATAATATAATGTCAGTACATAAGAAATGTGATTGGTTTAACCATACCACAATATCTAAAAAATTTGCTGAATTAGATATAGTCTATACGATGGCAGATAAAGAAGCTGAAAGTATTCCATTTATACACATAGATGATGCTTCCTTTTTAAAAAGGAAATGGAAATATGATGAAGATATGGAATGTATGTTAGCACCATTAGATCATGAATCTGTAGAAAAGATGCTCATGGTTTGGGTAAAATCCAAATCTGTTACAGAAGAGTATCAAGGAGTCTCAGTTATATGTACAGCATTACAAGAATATTTTTTCTATGGTAAACAAATTTTTGAAGATAAGAG